CGAGTATGTGACGAGGATAATCGATAGTGGTCGGCTGTTCCGACCGATAAGGGTGGATATCATGTAAAGGGTATTCAGTTTTATAAATAATTTTTAACAAAATTAATAAAAATTAGAACATGGATTTTTTAAGAATGATGATAAAAGTTGATTAAATTTAATGGCTAGAACACAGAAATATGGTATAAAGTTTCCAATCAAGATGGAGACAAAGAAGACTTTGTTGGATTTGAATACAACAAGGGCTGATGAGGTCAAGTCCCAGCTGATACACCTTATATTCACTCCAGAAGGTGAGAAACTTAGAGACCCGTTGTTTGGAACCAACCTAATCAAATACCTTTTCAACACAAATGACTCGACCACGTGGGATGATGTTGTGTTTGAGGTAAAGGAAAAAGTCAAGAAATTTATACCGAATTGCGAAGTTGAAGAAGTGACAACGAACGTTATTGGTGACGATAATGAAGGGCTTGAGGTTAAAATCAGATATTCCGTGAGGGAAAAAGACGGGTCAACACATTATTATGAATTAACACAGAGAATTTAATATGGCAGAATCAAGGATTTCCTATTTGAATAGGACATATGACGACTATAAGAACAGTATCCTGGACATAACACAGAAATATTATCCAGACATTTTCAATGAATATAACGACGCATCTATCGGCAACTGGCTTATGGACATACAGGCGGATATTGCCGACAACTTGTCGTACAACATAGACAGGGTGTACCAGGAAACGAATGTCGACAGTGCCAACACCAAAGATGCACTGCTTAACATCGCACGTACAAACGGTTTGAAAATAACAGGACCTAAATGTGCTATAGTTGAGATTGAACTGTCCTGCCAGATACCGATGAACAATGGGAATTCAATCAACGGCGGAAACAACCTGGCTATCGCAGATGAAAACTATTGCCCTGTGGTCAGACGCGGAACACTGGTTTCGGACGGCGCGAACACGTTCGAACTAATTGAAGACGTGGATTTCAACAGTCAGTTTGACACTAACGGTCTGTCGAATCGTCAGATAATTCCCAACAGGGACGGTAACGGCAACATTATCAACTACGTGTACAAAAAACTTACCATAGCACGCGCTGGTCAGACCAGAATGTATAAGAAAGTCATCACCAACGACAATATCGAGCCGTTCATGTCAGTGATAATATCTGACAGTAATATAACAAACATTGAAAGCATTATATTGAAACAGGGACTGAATTTGTCCGAAGACCCCATATTTCCAGAATTTTATGTTGACAAGGAATCTTATCTTGACAAGAGGGGTTTGCCTGTACAGAGGTATTTTGAGGTCGACAATCTGATAGACCAGTACCGTTTCGGTTATGTGGTTGATGAGAATACCGACAACGGATACTATGACCCAGTATGGGAAGAAGTTGAAAAATTTGACCTGCTCGATGAAAACGGGGCTGTGGTGACCGACGACAACAACGAACCTGTCACAGTGACGGTCAGGCAGGCAATGAAAGGTGAATGGAAAAGGGTCAAGAACAAGTTTATAACCGAATTCACCGACGCAAATGAAAACAAAATAACGTTTGGCGCTGGATTGAGGAACTATTACGGCACGATACCGACAGATGCAACAGATTTCACGAAATACATGATGAGCCGTATGGAGGCTAACGACTATATGGGTGTGTTGCCAGAGAGCGGTACCACGATGTTTGTCCTGTATAGGGTAGGCGGCGGCTCGATGTCGAATGTCGGTGCCAACACAATCAACACAATCACTTCTCTAAGGATGACGATTGAAGGAAACTGCAATGACCCGAACGACAGCAAAAAGAAGATGAGTGTAACCAACACGCTGGAGGTTACCAACCCAACACCGTCATACGGCGGAAAAGACGCACCGTCCAATGAGGAAATCAAATATCTGATTAAATACAACGCCTCGGCACAGAACAGGTGCGTAACGTTAAAGGACTATTATTCCCGCATTTCACAAATCCATCCAAAATACGGTTGCCCGTTCAGACATAGTGTCGTTGAGGAAAACAACAAGGTTGTCATCTATACTTTGGGTCTTGACTATAACGGTAAACTGATGACAATGCTGTCTGAAACCGTTGCCGAGAATATCAAGGAATACCTTAAGGAATATAAGATGGTGAACGACTTTGTCGAGTTGCGGTCTGGCAAGGTCATAAACCTGGCTTTTGACTGTTATTTGTTTGTCGATAAGGCATATGACAGCAGTGAAGTTATCAACAGGGTGATAAATCTCATTACTGATTACATGGATATCAGGAAACATATCATGGGGGAAGACATTTTCCTCGGCGATTTGGAAAAGGAGATTTCCAAGCTTGACGGTGTGGTAAACCTTATCGCATTGAGATGTTATAACAAGGTTGGTGCGGATGAAGGCTATTCGGACAACGAGATAAACCAGTCGACCGTAGACCATACCTCATGCGCCAGCACGGAACGCTATAGTTCACTTGGTGGGGAAAAGGATGAACGTGAAATAGATTTGGACGACAGTGACAAGGTGCTTTATGGTTCGGTGGATAGCATGTTCGAAATCAGATATTCGAACAAGGACGTCCGCTGTTATGTGAAACAGAGATAAAGATATTGCATATCATCAAAAAATTGAAAGGTAAATAATTATAAAAGCGAACTGGAAAACGGTTCGCTTTTTTCGTTTGAAAACAATATATTATATGTTATGGGATGTAATTGTAAAGACACGGCTAAAAAAGCCAGGAAATACACAGACGATGAGACAATAAGGGAGACACATGGCACGGAAAAGGCTGCCATGGTTATCGGTAAAATTTTTATAGTAATTTTGCTGTTTGTTATACTTATTATTGCAGCTCCTGTATTGGTTGCATATGCAATTTATGCGGTTGTTACAGGTAATAGCATAAACATTGGAAAACTCTTTAACAGGCATGGGAAAAGAAAACAAGTCATATAGGATTAGAACAAATGTCAACCAGGATAGTGTGGTGCATTTCACTATCGACAACACAATAGACACTTTGGACATTTTGTCGTTGTCTATCGACCAACGGAACACTTACAAACTCATGGGTTCAAATACTGGTGTTATTGCTGGACGTGTGCTGGCTAACGGCGGTTTTGGTGTGCCTAATGTGAAAGTGTCAGTTTTTGTTGAATATGAGGAAACCGAAGACATATCGAAACAGATTCTGTACAGTTATGTTTCGACCAGAGACCTTGACAACAATGGTGTAAGGTACAATCTTTTACCTGTTGAAGTCGATGATGACTGCCATCAGAACATAGGCACGTTTCCGAGTAAAAGGGTGTTGCTGGACAACAACAACTGGATTGACGTTTTCGATAAATACTACAGTTTCACAACCAGGACAAATGAATCTGGCGACTATATGATTTACGGTGTGCCTGTAGGTACACATACAGTCCATATGGACGTTGATTTGTCGGATATTGGCATTTTGTCACAGAAACCGAGAGACCTTATATACAAAGGTTACAATGCCAACATGTTCGAGAATATGACCAAGTTCAAGGTTGACACGAACATTGATTCTCTTGCACAAGTAATCACACAAGACCAGTCTGTTTATGTTTATCCGTTTTGGGGTGACACAACTGACACTGAGACCAATGCTGCAATTACCAGATGTGACATGAACATCAATTACAAGTTCGAGCCCACATGTGTCTTTATGGGCAGTGTCGTCACGGATGCTGGCGAAAACGCAATGGGTAAGAATTGTGTGGGCGGCAAGAAACAGGGCCGAATGGATGAAATGATTACGGGTGAAGGCAGGATTGAAATGATTCGCAAAACGCCAAACGGTCAGATAGAACAGTTCTCTGTCAAAGGCGACAATAACATAAACAGCGATGGTGTGTGGTGTTATCAGATACCAATGAACCTTGACTATATTATGACGGATGAATTCGGCAAAATGGTCATGTCCGACAACCCTACGACTGGCATACCGACCAGAGCTAGGGTGCGTTTCAGGTTTTCAATGGCTGAATCGCCAAGCGATGTTGTCGCCAGAAAACGAGCCAGGTTTCTTGTGCCCAATAACCCGCATATAATGGAGAGTGACTATCCGTCATTTACTGAGAGTAAAACAATTGACTACGAGTTTGGTACAAAGACAAAGGATGAGAACTTCAGGGACTTGATGTGGAACAACGTCTATACAGTCAAAAGCTATATTCCCAGGTTACAGAAAAGCAGGTTGCCTAACAACCTGCGACATTTGGGCATCAAAATGGTAAACCATTCAGGGTCAAATAACCCAATGCCGTTCAACAACCTGAGAATCAAATTCAATTTCATGTACATGTTCATGTGTACACTTGTTAAGGTCTTGGTTACACTGACAAGAGTAATCAATGGTATTTTGACATTTATCGGCTATATGTTCTACAATATTGGGGAAGACTGTTATGATGCAGCCAAAGCATTGAATATAAAATTCTTGGGTAAATATTGGTTGGAAGGCGTTGCCAAAAAATTTGCAAAATACAAAAAGAAAGCACCAAGGGATGACGACGGTACTAGTTCTATATGGTTCGCCAAAACAGTTTACCAGGACATGCAGAACAACACGACCAATTGTGGCGGTCTCGCTGCGTTTTTCTACAAGTTGTTTTTGAAAATCGGCTGTGGCATCACTTTGCAGGGATTGTGTGAAACAGATGACGGTGTTGAAATAAATGTCAGCCCTGGAACTAATGACACGGTAGAAGTGTTAATGAGACAAGTCACTGGCAACAGTTGCAACGACAACGTCGCTGCTTTGTACAATTGTGTGGAAAACCAGTTGGCACAGGACAACGAGGTGACATCGTTCAACTTTTACAACGACTGGATTAACGGTGTAATGTATTTTCCGTTGTGGTATCGTAGGATAAAGAAAAGAATTAACGGTGAGTTAAAAAAGGACGTGTGGTGTGCAACCGACAATACGTTGTTAATGGACAGGAAATACAAGAAGAATATCCGCCTGTATTCGACCAATATGCAGAAAAGGACGGTATCTTCACCAACAGGAAAAAGTATGGGTAACATTAACCCGTTAATTAACAATGAAGAGACTGTAAGCGGCAAGGCTAGTGACGAAACTGGCAGGGAAACTTTGACTTTTACGACCCGTAATGACGCTAATTGCTATGGTTACCAATGCCACAAATATGCCAGGTCTTATTTCAAGATATACAAGGGCTTGGTTTTTGAGAAGGAAACCATGTTGGGCGACAGGGTTTATTATTATAAGCCATGTGACTATGACCCGTCAACTGGCAATACCGACCTGGTCACACTGTTTGCAACTGATATTGTGTTGCTTGGCAGTTTGAATGATTGTGACATGCACGGTATACCACAGTTTTTCAAATCACTTGAGAGCACGACATACAACATGCCACCAGATTTGCTGTCTGAAACTTATGATTATACAAACGAGGCAAATCAGACTTTACCTGATGAAAACGAAGCCAATGAGATTGACTTGGGCAGTCGGACAACGGAATACACAGGTGCTGATTGGGGTAATCTCGGGGTAGACCAAAGCAATTTCAATGAGACGAGGCAAGTTGGTTCAATGACGATTGAGCACAATGCGAATGAAAACGAGTATGACAACGGCGGTTTGTTCTACGGATTAACTTGCTTTGATTCATACACCAAACCGAAATCCACGATTAATTTAGCCAGGATTTGCGAGTTGGGTGTGTCGCTTGACGAGAGCAATGAAATACCCTCAGCAGCAAGCAGGGACATTGAAGCCTTGACACCTGACGGTTTTATATCATATGACGAAATCTACAATCCAGACTATAGGAGCATGTTCGCCACCTTGAATTCCAATTTCTTGAGGACAAAACTGAATCCAGAAACTGGAATGCTTGAATATGATTTCAACCATATGTATCTTGACAATTTTGACGGTTCGCTGAAACTTCTTATGAATGCCAAAACTGTGAACGGGTATACAGAAAAGAGCCTGTTCACCCAGAAAGCCAATTACACAGGAAACTATAACCTGGAAAATTCCAGTGACACATATCTCAATTTCAGGTATGGTGATTACGTCAAGCAGAACGGAAAGAAAATATATTTCTATGAAAACAACAATGCTGTCGGCTACACAAAAACACTTGAACAGATAAACGGCAAAGACAGGCAGCCCAGATACGAAAATTCATTCTATTTTTATTTTGGACTGAATGAGGGGAAAACCGCAATCGACAAGTTCAACACCGAGTTTTTCTCAGACTGTAGGAACACGTTTGCTTCGGATGTCCCGTATGACATGTATTTCCTAGGAAATAGCTGGTGCCCGAAGAGTACCGCGACTGACGGCTTTATAGCGTTTGATTTCAACATCGACCCACCATATACTATCACGTTTACCAAGAAGGATACCAACGACGTGTACACAAAATCAGGTATAAACAAAAACAAAGTCATTTTCTGCACAGCAAAACCAGACGGATATGAAAAATACAGCAAGTATACTTTGGTGAATAAAAATCCTAACAGTATTGGTGGCACAACAAATGAAGTTGATATTATACCTAATGGACGGTATACGATTGAGGTCGTCGATGCTTACGACAATATCTATGACGATGAAATCACATTTGAATTGCCGAGGATATCATTTGTGTGTGACGTGAATCCATTCAACAGAAAGAACAGTGAGCTGTTGAGCAGGTTTGCTGGTACTGACAGGAGAGAAACATATTCCAATATTGCCAATTATGGCGAAATCACTGAATACACCGCATATAATGTTGGTGACTGGATTGAACAGGGTGATGTTTATTATGAATTTAACGGAACGGTTTATGTACCACACACAGCAGTCGTCAGACTGGAAGTGACACACAGTAACACGTATTTTTATAAACATGACATGGCTTTAGTGAGGGACATATACGGATATGTTGCATTGTCTGACATCAGCGAAAATTTCTTCAAAATCGATTTTGAACCTATTGACGCCGACTTTTTCGGAAATAACTATATCGGATGTTCAGTAACAGTAAAAATAGAGAATGGTGTGGTTAATGTAACGCCAAACCATCCGTCAACCATTCCTCCAGATATTTGTGGTTATCTTGGACACACCACAGTTAACGAAATATCAACATTTTATTTTGGTGTGCCTTATGGCAACCAGCGATACAGGATAACGGTGACACAGATGTGTGAGGGTGACCCTATCGAAGAATCCCATAATGTCACGACATTGAACGTAATCGTTTATGAAGATGAGTTCAAAATGTACATTAACGGAATTGACTATGATTTGATTAAGGGTTTCGCCAGTGGGTGGAACGACGATAAACTTGAAGATGGGCAGTTCAAGGATGTGGACAACAGCATGTCCACGTTCGATAAAGTTAAACTAAAAGGGTGGAACAACTTGCTTAGTGTCGGTCAATACCAATTTGGTGGCATAACAAAAGAGCTGCAGGAAATAAGCTACAGTCAAACTCAAACAAGCATTGCTGAGGTGATGGCAATATGTGGTGTTTTGGGTTCGGATAGCACTAGTACAAGCACTTCATACACATGGACTGACGAGTATACATTCAACGCACCGAGCACTGATGCGGACTATTACACCAAAGGTGAGATAAGCAGGATAGAGTATACCTATTCGATTAAGGATGGTGTGACGTTATATGACAATAACGGTAACCAAGTCCTAGTAGAAAATATTGTACACAATGGAGTTTATTATACCGATGCTGACCACATAGTCGAGGCGGTATTGGGTGAAGATTATGAGGAGACAATTAATATTGATACATATAATGTAGACAGATGGGATAATCCATTAAATAATACCGCTGATTTTAGAATACCTGATTCAAGCAATATCATTGCTGCAAGTGAAGATGCTAACGGCAATGTTACATACAACACTTATAAACCAAACATTGAATACAGTGATTTGAACTGTATGACTTTCTTCGAATACAGGCAGTTTATTGAAAACATCAATGAAATCATAAACAAGAGGTGTGAGTTTGCCAGACAGGTTGCTGGTAAATTTAGGATAAACTACAACGAGACCACACTGGCGGTTACAACAACAACCAAAGCCAGACCAGTCAAATATTTAATTGTCGGCAACGAAGAGATTATATTGTCGAACGGTTTGTACAACAATCTGCCGAATTTATCAACCAAAAAAATAAAAGTGCCGTTGAAACTCGGTAAACTGAGTGACATAAACAATACAAAATTTACCTCTATATCGAATACGGCAACACTTTCTGACGGATATGTCGTCGACGGTAAAATGGAAACATCGTCACTGACATTCAAACTTCCAACACTTACATATGGCGAAAAATTTGTGCTATATGATATTAACGATATTATACATCACGGTGACTTGTACTATATTAAAGAAAATGAGGAGTATAATGAATACATGGTTACATTCACATTCAGAGACCCTGGCGATTACACAATGGGACAATATAAAAGAAATGTGTTGAAAATTGATATAGATGCTCCTGTTTATAAGAAAGCGTATTATGATTACACCACAGTTGATGGAGAATTTACTGTGTATTATGGCAATGGTAAACCCAAACACCCTTATTACGTTTCAGTCAAGAATGATATTAACTCGATAATACCCCCTGGCAGGGATTTGTCGAATTTCGAAAATGAAGGCAACAACAAGTCACTGGCAACAATGTTCCCTGTGCATTTCTATAACAAACCATTAAAAAGCGGATTTTCGTTCATTTTTGCAGCAATTAACGGTGTTCCAGCATACCCTAAGTATGCGTTGGCAGATGACCGCACAATAGGCTGGATATACACTATCTACCAAATAGGATATACCAATAAAAGAAAATACAAAGAAAGTGAATGGCTGGATGATGGAACGGTTGTATATATCAGGGACAATTCCAATAGGTTTTATGAGTATACAGTACCAAGTGACGGCAAAAGTGTTGAAGATATAATAAGTGAATCTGGGCAAACATCAAATACTGTATGGAGTTTGGAATTGGTGCAATACCAATTAACAGAACTTGAAACAATATTGTATAACGGTTATGTTGTCTATATCAAGTATACGCCGAAATCAGAAGCGGGTAGTGGCATTCAAGAATATTATCAACAGGTGTTTGTAAACGGTCAAAGCAATCAAGGTATAACGCTTTCTGAATTCATTGAAGCCAACAGTTTTACACCCCTAGATTATGATTTGTCTGGATTTTATCATGACTCAGTTCCAAACCTAAGCAGTAAAAATAAAGCTGTTCAGCTTACCAGGTATTATTTATATGATGAAGCAACAATATTTTATGCTGGAGATAAATATTATATACGTTCCTCGAATGGATATACTGAACATGAGGTAGAGGGTAATTATAATGGTGTAACAATACAATCCTATAAAGCCCAAGAAGGAATTCATGATGATTTATATGGATATGGCGTATGCTATTATATTTTGGATAGCCAGAATTTGTGTTGTGACAATGACAACGGTAATGGATGGGTGGTTAGATTAGACCAACACGCAGATGCCTACATATATAACAACGGAAACAAACTATACAATTTTTCGTTCAGTGATATTCCGACCGACACAACTGTGACATTAAAAAACGAGTTTAATTCAGGTGATGTTGTTTACTACAAACAAGCGGATAACACATTTTATAAGTATGAAGTTGACAATAACAACATGTCATTGGATGATGTGAAAACAGCAATATCAGAAGGTACAGGAGTTTCCACAATAACTGACAGTGATTTGTATGGTATTTACACATTTGAACCAAGTACAAGCACAACACAGGTTTATTATGGCAATGTGTTAGATACGGCAACCGTAACCGAAAACTGGAAAGGTGTTGACGTAACTATGCCTGGTTTTATGGCTGGTTATCTCTACAACGGTATTCCAGCGGATACAGAAAAAAGTAACATTAAAGCTGAATTTGGAGGTACGGAAATAAAATTGTATACACCTACCGAAAACAATAGTGATATATATGAGAATATTAATGTAAAAAGATTAATTTACAGCGATTTTCCTGATACACAGAATTATCCTCCGACATATGGTGAATTCAACACCATTGAGCCAAATAGCGGTAAGCCGTACCAATATACGGAATTGCCTCTTTTGGATGACGACTTGGTTTATACCGACGGTTATGGTGATGAATATAGGGAGCATATCATAGGGACATTGGCTGTTGATATTGATGACCCGATACTTAGTGGACACAACAATGGTAAATATGCGGATGAACCAGGTTTTAATTCAAAAGAAGATGATGATATTAAAGCCAGAACGTTCTATACAAACAGTGAAGGGTATACAATGCATCAGTCACTTTATTATATATTTGATTTGGACTACACGGAATATCCGTTGTTTTATTACGACAGCGGTGACAGCCAAAGCACAATAGATTCCAATTTGTCGTATGATTCAGTCAACAACAGGTATTATTTCAAGACAATGCCTGAATTGCTGTTTAATTTGGATGACAAAAATGTGTCTCATTATATCTCAAAATCCAAAAATGTCACTTTCAATGTATCTGACTATATGAGGCGTAAATATCCACAAACGTCAGATAATGTTGCACCACTGCGCCTGTTATATCCTAAAGACAAGTTTTTTGTGATAGCATGCTGCAACAACTGCTATACAATATCGCCAGTGGTGGAAACTCAGGAGATAAGGTTCATCTATAACTATAACGGGTTTGATGTCAGGGACGAAATTCGTGGAGCGGTTTACATATTACCGCGTGCTTCACGTGATTATACTAGTGAAGACACAATAAAGGCTGGAATACATTATGTTGAAGACCTTTATTATCTCTTAAACTATCCATTCACAGTCCGTATAACTCACTATAGTTCAGAGACTAATGATTATGAAGCTGACACTTACAGCCAAGTATGTTCTGTTATTGAAAATACCGCTGAACATTGTTATATAAAAGTTGTTGACAGTAGTGGAAGTGAAAGAGTAACATATTATGCGTCGGCAATAAAAATTAATCTGTCAGCAATGGGTACTGAAAACACGGACAACAATGGACATATTCTTGATTGGCTACACATATTGGTACAAGACAAAAGCGGTATAATAAGAGGTGTACGCGGTCAACAGACAGGTAATGTCAATATAACAGAATACGATAGCAAGGAAGATTGGGAAAAGGCAATTAATCCTTCAAATTCGAATAATGCGGACAATAACAGTAACAATTAATATACATGTTTTGATATTTATTGTATATGCCAAAGACGTTTAACATATTAAGGAATAGCAAGAAATCGGTTGACAGGGTTGATATTGATACAAGTGTGGGGTTCAATATCAACCAAACCGCGTCTATCTTGAACGACAGTACAGTCAAGTCAACCATAGACCTGAACAACCAGTACTTGAAGGAACGCAATGCTTGCGACAATTACAGGCTGATTTTGACAATAAAACCATACTGTACAAACGTTCTGTTCAACGCGTGTACAGAAGTTGTCATGGGTGAGGGGTCAGACGAGGTTGACGTTGTTAAGCTCAATGATGATGTCGACCAGCAGACATTATCCAGAATCAAAAACCAGATAAAAGGGAAGGATTCTGATATAGGGATATACGATATGATAAGGAATACTGAATATTCAAGGGAAGGGATTGGTTTTGATTACCATCCAGGATTGGATATTTTCAACAACCATATCATAAGGAACAAATCGTACAGGATAGTCAATGACTACAATAATTTGTCAAACGAAGCCAAACAGAAATTCAACACAATAGAAGACACGATGCGTTCGGCTGACGGTACAGTGCTGAAAAGGTGTTGCAGGAAAACTGTTACTGACACGTCAATGGTTGAAAAACACTTGTATGACAAGGATGATATAATGCCTTTTTATACAGGTGAAGCGGTAAGTGAAAACCTTAAAGAACAGGACGGATGGTTTGGTTTCTACAACACATCTGTAATCCCAGCCAAAAGCAGGGGTGGTAAGGATATGGATATAAGCAGGGTAATGAACAACAAGGGAAACTGTGAATTCATTGACATGTATCCAGACAGGACATTGTATTCGTTTGTTCCGAAATACAATCCATACAGGAACAGGCTTGAACATAACTGGGAATACACAATCACATACCCGTTTGAAAGCACCATGACTTACAGGAAAAAGGTCGGTGATGAGATACAGGACAATGATTTTGTTTTGGTGAAAGACGGTGAAGTCAATGCACTGGCGACAATAACCGTCAGATTCAGGACACTGCCAAACGGATTGGGCGCAATATTTTTCAGAAGCGCAACAAAGCACAATCTTCAGCCAGACGACAAAATCTGCCTATATTTCAATGAAGACGAAAAAAACGGCACATGGAAAAAATCGCGTTTTGAATATGATGTCGCTGGAGTTGGGGATATAAACCACAACAATCCTGAATACTATTTTTATATAACCAATCAGGATTTGCTTGAGGAAATATTCTGCACACCTTATGCTGAAGGCTATACAGCGTGGGACTATGTGAGGGACTATTTTTACCAGGAATGGTCAAATGATTTGATTCCTGAATTCAGTCAAGACAACACATATGTTCCAGGACAATTGACAGAATATCAAGATAAAATTTATATTACAACAGATACACATACAGGGGCATGGGACAGCGGACGTTTTGAGTTGTTTGCCGACACTGACGGTATAATAAAAGACAAATTCATCACGGAATATCCAGACCAAACAGAAAAAGACGGTGGCTTGACTAATATACCTACGGATACTGACAAATACATAAAAGTGAAAAATGTTCAAGAGTCAGAACCCACATATTATGTGTTGTACAACCATGACAGAGGGATTGCGTATGACGGAAGTGTTGACAGCAATACGTTTATCCAGGCTATAATCAACAACGCGTTCACCAACAACGATGAATACAACACCAACACTGAAGTTAACGATTCGATGAATGGCTTGTGGAGTGATTACATATCAGTCAGGTTCGCGAAGACAAACGGAAACACACAGTGCAGTTACTATGTGAGGAAATTCAAACAGGTTCCTGGTTCCAGTGGGGTTACAATGGACAAGGAAACCTACCAGTTGGCGTTTTCGAATACAATATATGGCGACAGCATAACACAGAGTGTATTTACGGACAACATAAATGTCGGCAATCTTAAGGATAACCTTGGTCGCAGCTTGTCTGAGGTGTATCTGACCATTGTAAAGACCAACAAGGGACATGACAAATGGTATGCCTTGAATGGGGAAGACACATCTGGTGACCAAAACCTTTACAATGACCCAGACATTGAGTATTCACATTGTTTTGGTTCGGTTACCTGCGGTTTTGAACTGTCACAGGAAAGAACAGATACAGACAATATAAGGGATATAAGAAGTGATTTTTGTGATGTGACGTTGATTAATCCAAGCGCCACCATACAAACAATCGGAAACTGTGAAGAGGAGGACGGCTTTACAACTAAGGACATTAACATTACCAACGACTGGTTTTACGGCGACATTGTGGAATTCTGCCCATGGACTTGTGAGGAAACCACTATCAGTGACGTGTGCTTCAGGTTTAACACGGCGCAGAGGGAAATGGACGAAAACGGTGAAGTCGCGTTCAAATTTGACGAAATAACCAGTGATGATTATGATGGCAGAGGTTTTGGTGTGTGTACCTATAAAGTGAATGGGGTTGTCTATAGACCAGAGGGATATTATCATAAAGCGCATTACAGGATACCTTTAAGGGACTTAACGCCAGTGATACAGGATTCACACCCTTACATTTCAGTCATCGACGCGACTCCAATACAAGTTGATGAATTGAACGGAATATACATATTGGTCAGGACGGGTTTGAAACACAATCTGTCGGCTGATGCAAAAGTGCTGTTGACGGACATAAACCCAGCCAGTCCCGTTGAATGGTGGCTTAATGTTGTGTACATACCAGACGAATATTCGTTTGTCATGGAAAAAATAAGCTCGGACGATAGCAACTATCGTGACTGGATTACCATATGCCAGAATCTGAACAACCGCCTTTATACGTTAAGGGGACAGAATATGAACATACCGTCTGGGGCGACACGTGTGGGGTTGAATACATATCTGTGGAGGGATGTCATGGACATAATGGACATAAACGCCAACGAATCGCAAATTGCGAGTTATGTGTTTGCTAACAATGCTGTATATGTGGATACTTGTTTCAATTTTTATTTGAAAAGGCAAGACCCTTACAACGTGAACGGATTGTACTTTGACGGAAGTACATGTACAATACAAGCTTTAAACGACGGCACAGACAGCTCAGATGAAACAGCCTGCGGTAACCTAAATTCAATCGACAAATGGTTTTTGGGTGACACCCAGAGTAAAGCAAGTAAGACTGAATCAAGTCTTGAATATAAAGAAACTGACCACAATTCACAATGTTGAAATACCAGTTAAACAAAGACATGCTAACAAATGAAGTGACTGAGCTGGAATACACTAATTTCCAGCTACTGGAGACAGTTGAGGAAGAAGAAGACAAAATATATGTCACTTTGTCCTGTAATGACATATCCGACATTAACATTGGGGATGAGATTACCGTAACCAACAGTGAGATATACTTTATAGACTACGGCAGGCAGTATTCAACAACAACCACCAGGACAGCCAGGCTGACCGTGGATTCGGTTGACCGAATATCCAACTCATTGTGTTTTCTTGATGAAAAATACAGCACATTGGAGTTGAACAGGATTACACTTGTGTATGATGAAAACGATAACAAATCATGGTTTTTTTATTTCAATCCAATTCATTTTTTCGAACACAATAGTGAAGACATGAGACTCTACATTTCACACGACACTGTAACAGCTGTTTTGGAAAATGTTGAATATATCGACAACCATACCCTTAAATGGCAATACGATTCGACTGTCGAAAATATTATGGAATTGTCGGAAATTCTGTTCGGCAGCGCCGATGATGGCACAAGCCATTTGCCTGCTGGATATGAATTTGACGGCAACTATGGGTTATTGGATGTGCGTAGGAATCATATCAGGTGGAATTTGAGTGCACTTACGCCGAGCGAACGGGTTTTTGTCACAAAAATCAAAGTGAGTTTGAACATACCGTTTTCACTCAAATCTGGCACTGACATGTACCGCGAATCAAACATAAAAGAGTATTTTGTGGAGCAGGAATTTGCCAAAGCGGTGAACAAGCCAATCGAAATGGAGAAATATATGTTTACACCAGTCGTTGTCAAGACAGGCAACAAGTTTGAGGAATGCACCCAAATAAACTTTAATCTGCATTTCAGGACACATTCTGGTGATGACTGGACAGTAAACGACAGTGATTCATGGAATTTTGACACATATGGTGATAATGGCAATTGGTCGCTCAACAAATATTACTCATATGCCCAAAACACAAATACTCCAGTCAATCAATGGAAAAGGAGTTGCCAGTCGGATTTGCTTGGATACCTCGGTTTTGATACAAATGACGTGAAATACCAGAAGAACAAGCTCAAAAAGTCGTTTATCCGTCTGTCGTTTTATGATTCACCTAATGCGGGCGAGCAAAAACTGTTGTCTTACTCAACAGTGTTTGTTGATTGCAACAAATTATATTCCAAATTTATATCCAGGTCTAATTTTGAATGTTATTTCGACGACAATGGTGATATCGTCAAAGGGATTAAGGTCAACAGGGAGGTGAATACTGGCACCAGGTATACGGAAAATTCTCTTATGAATATTTTGGGTGTATCGTCAATGACGCGTGAGGATATAGAGAATTACAGGCTTAGCTCGCAGCTTGTGACTCAGAACAAATACCTGTCGAATAATTCAAGTGAAGGCTTTTATCTGTATACATGGGATTTGTCGGACACACCGTCTGTACCCACAGACATATACCTTAAAGTGGAATTCAACCATGCAGGCTATGGGCGCAACATACCGATGATGGCACCATATAAGGATGATAATAGTGGTTTCAAGACAAACAATGACATAATAAACGATTGGGCACCAAATGCAAGCGGATATGGGATAAAGAAATACACCAGATACTCTTACATACACCTGAAGGCGAAATATGACGAGAATACAAAAAGGAGGGTCTACTATCTTGACCCAGACACTTATGGTATCACGCCAGCAGTTGACGGTAATGTAATCAACATAAACCTGTATGAGGCACGAATAAATTTCAGTTAAAATGAACATAATAAAGAAAACATATGGTCTTGAGGACATAACATCCAGAATACCTGGATTGTTTCCTTATATTGAATTTTCGAACAATATCAGTGTTGTGCATAAAGCAACCGATTCTGAAGAGGGATGTTACGGTAAAATACCGACAGCTTTAACTATGCCAACGGGTGTTTTTCTTGACATTGAGACTGAAACTATCAATGATAATGGTGAAACGGTTACCAGTACACAACACATGATTGAAGAGAACGGCACCTATTCATACAGGACGCTGATGATATTGTATTACAAATATAAAGATACTTATCCGTCCAGCACGTTCATTAAATTTATGAAAAGGGGTATAGGCAGGTTTGACATAACACTGGTTGATGTTAAGAATACCACTGGGGATTCGGTGTCGCCGACTGAATATGACAGCTGGGTTTTGGTACCTGAATGTGAGTATTTGGCAAACGCCGCAAGACTATACAACGAATACACGGTTATCAGTATCATGTGTCATAAATACAATGAAATCAAATCAATTACAGGTGAAATCAATTGCGACTTGGAATGCCTGCAGGAAAAGTATGCCAAAATGGGCGGCGACACAATGAAAGAGTATTACCAACAAAAAGCGGTTTCTTCCGAGGATGTGGCTGCTGAGTTTTTCGGATATCATGCAGACACTGAAACAATAGATTTCACGTTCAATATGGTGTCCAGTAGCCATGACATGGGTATATTGAACACATTTTTGGTTTTTTACGACCCAAGGAAAGACTATGCTATTGGTGAAACTGTCATATACAACGACAGTTCCTATAAATGTGTCGAGGAAGGGACACAAGATGCTGAACAGCTTCCAGGCAATGCTGCTTGGTTTGTGAAATTGGAAGAAACATATAGTGTGGAATCAGGGCAAGACAAGTTGCACGGAACCACTGACAGCAAACTTCGTGGTTTCAGAAACAACAAGAATTATTTGGATGAGGGGGGTGCAATTCTATATCCAGGCGTTAATACCGATTGGCTGTGGTATTATCAGGTTGGTGATGTGGGATATAGTGAAACAATCACAGATGAATTTAATAACGTTGTGATTATGGACGGATATCCAAGGGTGACAACACAAGATGAGTATGAAATGCACTTGATGGCATACGGTGATGTGATAACTGGCATAACAAGGGATAAAATCAACCGTACCATAACTTTCAACTATGTCATTGGGGCACATTTGAAAGCCAAATACATTGGCAATGAAACAGACGACGACGGCAATGTGCACCATTATATCGGGTATTACGAATATGATGATAGCGATACCGCACACGGCGTTGCTTATGAAGAAGTGTACACATATGACGCTGGAGGTGAAATAGACAACATGGAGGATGACGACCAATTTAATGATTACATCACTTATAATCAAAGACGTGTTGGTGACACTTACAAAAAATGCGAATTCAGTACACATGTACAGACAGTTTATTCACAAATGACGGTGGACGGGGTTGATGTTGACTACAGTTACATTAACAGCAATTTTTCGGCAAATATAACATTGGACAAAGACAGTCTGGTCAATCCGACGTTTAAGGTTGACTATTTGGACGGTATTTCCTATAAACCTGAAGTCAAGAATGATGTGCGTGTTACCAGAGGAAACGCAGCCGCTTGGGAACGCCACCTGAAATTGGGTGAAATCAGGACGTTCGATGACTTGGCGACATATGCCAATGGCGGTTTTTTTAATTTGATGTGATGTTGCATTTTAAATTGCAATTTATTATATTTATATTAAAAGAATCGTATTATTTATGGCAAATAACACTTACGGTACAGTTAAACAAGCTTTATTCAATCCAAAATTGGATGCTGAGATATACTACAACTATAAACCAACCAGGAGTAGTAATGACCCAGCTTTTACGGGATTCAGAAAAATAGACGACGTCAATACAGTTCTGGTCAATTCAACAGTTGACTCTCCAATAACTGGTGTTTCAGATGTCAGGCTTCCTGGCATGTACACATTAAAGCTTCCAGTTTCAATATTTGGACAGGCTGGCATATACACTGTGTATATAACACCAAAGGAAATACAGTGCACAATCAAGGATATAGGAGCACTTGGTGCATACCCAGAAATCAGGGGTTTGGTGATTGACACAAATGAAATATCAGGCGAAGACCACTCATTGTTTTCAAACGACAACCTGACTGGTTACCGTATAGAATATTTTGACTATAATGCTAATGATGGCGGTTTGGTCAGGCAAGAATATTTCAGGATTATAACAAGCAATGGCAGGTGCCAGGCTTTGTCGCAGAATTTGACTTCATCAAACACCAACGCAACAGGATACACTTACAATCCAAACGGTTCTTTGTGCTTCCTGACAGTGACACCATCCACAGCACCGTCGTTCAAAAGTAATTCAATGCCGTTCATAGGCAAGCCAAGCCAGACAATAGTGATAAAAAACACGAAATTTGACCCAGTGTGCCTTGAATTGGAGGTTACCAACCACGACATAGAGACCATTAGTGTCATGCTGGAAGGTGAACAGGTTCGCAACCTGGAGAATGGTCGTCTGACAACATACAATTTCGATGGTGAGATATACAAACAGTTCGAATATTCAACTGTCAAGGATAACTACCATAATAAGGAAATTGCCGAAGCCAAACTCGATAAAAGCGACAATATTGACAGAACTTTTGATTTGGAAACCATAAGGAATAGTTAATCATGGGAAGATACAGTAAACTATATAGCAATTATGTATTGAAAAAACGCCATCAGGCTGTTGAGGGTGGAACAATTTTTGAACGCGATTGGGGCACCTTGGGCGAACGTCATGTGATTGAATCTGGCAAAAAGAGGGTTTACGGCGATTCCAACTTTCTTTTCACAGACAACAACAGACCAGGAAACCGCTATCGTAACAGCAGCGGCGAATGGAGCGAGGCTATTACTCAGGACACACTTGACCAAAAAATAGACCAGACAGTCAATGACACGTCTATACTCGACACAAGCAACGACATACGCGACTATGCGTACTACGGTTCGGCTGTTGAGTTGGTAAGAGTTTCAATTGAAAACATAGTCAAATGGTTTCCAGGCAGATTCTGGAGTGGGGAGACGCACATAATGTCTTTTAACGAAGAGGGACAACCAATCTGGATAAACAACATAATAACCGACGGTCACCATAACTATGCAATACAATACACCGACTTGGAAACGGACGATTGTGTTATATACCAGCTGGCTAATCCGTTCACGATAGATTTCCACACAACAAACGCAAATTTGGGAAAATATGACAACAGTTTGAGAAACATGCCATTGTCATATAAGCAATACCGTTTGAACAACGGTGAAATAAAAACGTGGAATGTATGGGCTAGACCATATAATGACTGTGTTGAGGACTACACAATCAAATATGACATCACATTCACATATGTGGGTGAAAACAGTGAAGCCAAATCAGGTCATATTTACGGGTTCGCCGTTGCTGGGAACATTGTGTGGGGAACCAATGTGAAAAACATGGTTGTACAGCCAACAGATTCTATTATCGACAATTATTTCAAGAACTTGGACGGTTTTGAAGCCAAATTGCTAAGCCGTACCCATGACCCGATTTATTCGGTGAACCTGATAACACCAGAGCCAATGGGTGACAATATCCCAGACTATAACTATGTGGAAAAATGGTATTCGTGGCCACATGACGGATATTGTATCGACGTTGACAGCATTTTTTTCAGTTCATACGTGGATTCGTTATACAATTTGGCGACAATTATGGATGATGTGTGGTGTGACAACATATGGAGGAGCATGACCCATGAGGCAATAACAAGCTTTGACTGGACACACACCAGACAGTATGAAGAGGGACAGGAGGAAGAATCGATACTAGGCGGTACCAGAATGGAGGGCATCCTGCGGATATGGGGCAGATGTTATGACGACATCAAACGCTATATTGATTCGATTAGTCTAAAAAACTGCATAACTTACAACAATGAGCAGCAAAACCTGGCTAACGCCGAATTATCCGACAAAGCCAGCCTTCTTGGGTGGGAAGTGTTTTCAACAAAACCCAACCATGACACAAATTTGTACCTTGACCAAGAGTTCTTTGACGAATATGTTACCAAACTTGACCAATCTGAGCGATGGGACTGCAGTAATTCTGGAAATGAAGACTGTGAGGCTTATGTGTCATATGAAAAATGGTATGACACAAGAAACCTTGAACAGGTTTCACAGAATATGGTTGACAATGATTTCATGAAACGTTTGACATTAAGCACTGGCGAGATATTCAGGTCAAAGGGAACCAGGCATGCAATTGAAATGGTCTTCGGTATGTTCGGTATCGGCAATCATGATGAAAACAATCCAGATTTTACAATCAAGGAACAATACTATAAAGTCAAGCCTAAAAAGCGCGATGATGATTTTTATTACTATGAGTCACAGGATTACCTTACAATAGAAAATCCTGACGAATACACTGCTCTGGATGACTATGAGAATCTGGATGATTATTTGGCAGAACATCCCGCTGACGCCAATAGCCCGAATAAAATATTAATAAACGGTGTGTATTATCAGTTAAGATACATGAAAGTTGGTGAATTTTGTGAATATATCACGGCAGCCAAGATATTGCGATTGAACTATGAGGACGATGAATTTTCGGGCTCTCCCATCAAAGACGTGTTTTTGGACAACGAACATTACATAGTGCCGTATTTCAGCACAGACAGGATATATGACGGCAACGTCAATTTTGAAACGAGAGGCGGATGGGGTAAAATGCTCGTTAGCGGCAATTCACTTGATGACGCTAAAACCCAGGAATATGACTATCTGGAGACAATCCCTTATGCGGAAGTGGTGCAGAATGTGTCGTCACTTTTATCGGTCAATCCTTATTATGTAGGATACAAGCGCATGTATTATGTAATGAACCTTTCGGATTTGAGTGAATACGTTGAAACAATACCGAGCAACATATCGCACTGGTTTAAACTGGCTGTACCTAGCACACCGAATTCGTTCGAAAGCTGGAAAAACATACCAAATGACGGGAATGCTGACCCGAATTATGACATATTTGCTGGCATAACTAAGGATGACATTAAGCTGGCGAATTACTGTGACGGGTTAAAGTTTGACAACCTTGGAAACAATCCCCATTGCGGAAACGGCGGGTATGATTTGGGAAACGAATACCTGGAGCACCTCAAAATGCCTTTCAAATACCTGATTAACAATTATGGTTTTAATAGTGATGCAGACGCAGTTGCAGCATCACAGTTCAAGTTTGAGGTAACCCCAGTCCCAGAGGAAAAAATAAAAATAGTGAAAGAAAGTGAAATTGTTGACGAATATATTCTTCCGAGTAAGGTATTGACAATTGTGAACAACATAAATAACCCCAATTACAAGCAATATTTGCACGACATAATTTTGAAATATGTTCTGCAAGTCATACCCAGCACAACCATCCTGATACTCGAAGACAGCGATTATGTCGACGATGAACAATATTATTACCTGTCAAAGCAAGACGTTCCTGAGGAAATTAGAATTGGTGATTTTGAAACTTCAACAGAAAGCGACATTAGTTTGGAAGACAGAATGGGTGCCTTTACCCTGATTGTTGTACCATCGTCCAAAACAGTTACCTTGGAATATACCAGCGACGGCATCAGAAGTTTTGTCACTGAATGCGATGAACAGCATTGTCTAGTAAAGATAGATGATTCATATGTCGGTGATTTGCCTGATGGATATAAAGTACTCCAATATTATTTTGAGGGAATAAACGCGGAAGAAACAAAAATACACATTCAATAAATTCAAAAAACACTAAACCAAAATGTCTACAACTATCAACAATACAATAATATGCAACGAGGCACATGCAAGCCTGGATTCTTATTATGGACCATATAAGAGCCTTAGAGAAGCATTGGAAACCCTAACCTCAACCAAGGTTAACGGGGTGGATTATAACAAAAGAAGCGTAGGTTTGACTGTTGGAATAATTAATAAAGACAAAATAACCGAATACTGGTTCCAGGGTGGTACTGACGACAATAATCTGGTGATGAAGAACAATGAATCTGCATTGCCCCAGGGATTGAAAATCGTGACATTTGACAAGAACGGTGGCACTGGTGTCCAAAATTCAATAATAACTGATACTGAAGGCAATGTGTGTTTGCCTGAATGTACATTATCACACACTAACGGAAAATTCAGCAAATGGTCGTATGGCGGAAACCAATATGACCCAGGCAATGCTATACAGATAGGGGATAATACACAGGTCACTGCGATTTGGACAACAACCAAAAAAACATATACTGTAAGTTGGGTTAACCCTGATGGTGGTACCATATCATGTACATGTAACAGTGAGAGAATGACTAATCCCCAAACCTGCAATGAAGGTTCAACTATTATCTGTAATATTACTATCGAAAAAGGCTATGAATTGACAAAATGGACTGGATTACCTGAAGGTGTGGTTCCTAGTGGGGATAGGGTTGAGTTCGAATTGTCTTCCGATGTAACGATAGGTGCGGAATTAAATAAACAGGGCAAATCTTATACAATAATATGGAGTAAGGATAGATACCCAGACGGTATTGAAGACATTATACCGAATGGTGGCATTGAGAGTGGTAAATCTTACCCAGAGGGTACATTAATTGCATTGAAGGTAATTTTTAGTGAAGAAGATATTTACAAAACAGTTGAATGGATTGATGAAGAAACTGGTAAACCCGTGTCAAGTGACAATCCATATGAATTCAAATTGACAAAAGACACCACACTTTACCCAAAGGCACAGAAAGCGGCTGAAAACAATGAAGACGGTAAAGATGAAGGTGGTTTAATATCAGACGGAGAATAAAATTTCAACAAGGGACAGATGGCGACTTTAATGGTTAACATAAACGGTCAGGAATACACGGACATGTCCAATTTTCTCAGTGTCAGTTATGAACAGACAATATTAGATTGTACTGTATATACAGATGGCAGTGAGCTGGTTAACCATTACCGTGTAGAGTGTTCTGACGACTGGATAGAGTTGAGGCGAATAAGGAACGTCATCACAATCATAGTCAAAAAGAATGACGGTTATGATGCCCGTTCAGGCTCGATTTCGTTTTACCATAACCTTGACAGCAGCGTCAATGTATCGTTTGTTGTAATCCAGTCCGCTTGCGAGTACTCAATATCTGTTGACGAAAACGAAATAGAATTTGACACCCTGCTTGACAAAACTGACCCGAATGAGGAAGTTGCAAAAATCACCGTGACGGCAAATAACGGGACATGTGATTTTATAATACCGTCAATCAGGGAATATGCAAAGAATGACGGTGATGAAGATTTTTACCTTGTCAAATACGATAAAGGTCTCAAATTGGAAAAAATAGGAAACAACAAACTGCAAATCACCAATTACGGCAAGGTTTCGCTATATGACGACAACTATTACATAATCAAAATCTGTCACAGGAACAATCCAAAAAGCAACGTTGACGTAAAGGTTGTATTTGTACCAAATCATACAATAGGAATTGCATTTGACGATGGTGACTAAGACTGTGAAATTCGACTATACTGGGGGAAAATACACCCAGAATCTCAATGTCAGGGGGACAAATCTTCCTTGGCGCTATGAATGCGACGCTGACTGGATTATAATTTCGACTGGTGGTACCAGCATAAATATTGAAGTCGGCGCTATATATGATTTCAGCACCAGGACTGGTACAATAAGGATATTCGACAAGTTCAACAATGAAATTGACTTGGTGGTTGAACAGACGGGGTATTATGACCTTAGTGTGGAAATGCCTGCAGATATAGTGTTGTTCAACACCTATTATGACGAAAATGACACTTATGATGTATATTTGACGGTATACGGTGGACCGACGCAAATGATAGATTGCAAGGAACTGGAACCGTACATACAGAAAGTGTGGGACAACAGTGACATGTACAACGATTTTGTTTTGAGAATACCGAAAGGGTTGGAAGGCGAATTCACTGTAAAGCATTCGGATTGTAACGTTTTTGAGGAGTTTTGTAAAACAACGGGTGTGGAATATCCGAAAAGCGGGATGGAGAAAAAGCTTGCAATCAAACAGCTGTCACCAGAAGACACGATAGGTAAAATGGTCATTTCCATAGACGGTAAAGAATACACCAACAATAGTGAAACGGTTGAGTTGGAAGTCAGCAGTGAAACGGCGGTGCGAATATGGATGGTTTCAAATGAATTCATTGTAATGAACTCAAAGACTAGTTACTCAGTGGTTAAAAATGCCCCATTCAATGTCCAGTCTGTGCCGAATTGGGTTGACATGGCAGTAAAGGATAACAGGATTACATTGAAGTGTAATGAAAAGAACAACTTCAATGACAGATATACTCAAATCAAAATTGAGAACGCCCAGAACAAAAACCAGTATATCATGGTACGGCTAAAACAAAAGAGTGGCAGTTAAAGACACTCTTTTTATTTGTTAATCATAGCGAGTTCAAAATCATTCAGTTTATGTGCGCTTTTCAGCAGTCTTGCAATACCCTTCCTGCCAAAATCCCTGTGGTAATCTGAGGCGTCATAACCATCAGGGCATTCTATAATCCGTATGTTGCCAGGCATGGCGTTGTTTAGGAATTTGTACATTTTATAAGCTGTGTCGATTGCGTCATCGTCCAGCAATATGTTTATCGGGGCGTGGGCTCTGGCTAATATTGTTTTGTACACCATCGAATCTTCATCAATCGATTTACCTAATAACGGGATGGAATTTGGGACAGCAATATGGTCAAAAGGTCCCTCGACCAACGTAATCGGTTCATACCAGTTGACAAAATATTCGTTGAACACAATAGATTTCTTGTCGATTTTAGGGTTAAGGAGTTTCAGCTTCGATTTTCCTGTATAGTCCCTGGCGACCCAGTAGTTAAGGTCACCGAAAGCGTCGTAAGACGGTATGACTATCCTGTGTGAGAAAGAGTCACATCCATACCCGCAATACCCTATGTTGTATTTTTTTATAAGAAATCCGTCAACACCTCTTTGTTCCAAATACTTGACAGCTTGCGTGTTGTTTGACTGCGTCTCAGTTTCAACCAGTTTGAAACCGTTAGGGAGGCTGATTTCTTCCACAGAGTCGATATCGTCCACATTGTCATTCAGTTCCCCGTGGAGTTTGAACAACCGACTCTCTTTGTATTCAGCCAGTTCCTCTTTGTAGTCTGAAAGGTTTTCTGGAGTTCCGAACCTGCGGATAATGTTGGAGAGTTTGTTCGAATAGCCGCATTTCCAGCAATGACCGTAAAGACCGTCGACAGTAACGGCAAAGTTGTATTTGCCATCAGCATGACCCAACTCATCGGCACAGCACGGGCAGTTGTACTCAATCCATCCGCCGCTGCTTGTGTAGTTGCGTTTTGGGTCACCCAGAACATCGGTCAATATAGGTATTATTTTTTCTTCGAAATCCATGTTCTAATTTTTATTAATTTTGTTAAAAATTATTTATAAAACTGAATACCCTTTACATGATATCCACCCTTATCGGTCGGAACAGCCGACCACTATCGATTATCCTCGTCACATACTCG